GCAAGTGCTCTTGGTGCTTTAAGATTGACTGGAACTGGATATAGTTCTGCTACATTTACTGCAGATTCTTATGTTACCCAAACAATAGCAACAGGATCTACTGCTGTAGGAAGAGTTGTTAATTATGATGCGACCACTGGTGTATTAAAATTTTGGCAAGATAGAACTCTTGCTGGTTTTAATACTGTTGGAACAGCCAATACAACACCTGAATATGGATTTAATAAAAATGCGTTTACATCATCTCCTGGCACTGGAGGAAGTAAAGAAATTACTCCATCCTCTGGATCTACCTTACAGATTGATGATGGGTTTACGGGTCTATCTACCGTAATAAATAATAGAACATATTATCTTGGACAGAGTTTTACCGAAGGAATTGCAAATCCCGAAGTTAAAAAATACTCAGGAAACATTATTTTTGTTGATAATAGGCCAGCTATTACTCGGTCCACAAACCAAAAAGAAGATATTAAAATAGTATTGCAGTTCTAAAAAATCATGCCACAGCAAACCAACTTAAATGTAGCTCCATATTTTGATGACTATGATTCGTCTGATGATTTTTATCGGGTTTTATTTAAGCCAGGATATCCTGTTCAGGCTAGAGAATTAACGTCTTTACAATCTATACTACAAAATCAGATTGAGAAGTTTGGTCAACATTTCTTCAAAGAGGGTGCTAAGGTAATACCTGGTAATACTGGATATAATAGACTTTATTATGCTATTCAAATTAATAATAATTATCAAGGAGTTCCAGTATCTGCCTATGCGGATCAATTAATTGGAACAAAAATTTCAGGTCAAAGATCAGGTGTAACTGCTGTTGTTGATAAAGTTTTATTATCAGAAGATTCTGAAAGGGGTCAACTTACTCTTTATATAAATTATTTAACATCAAATACAGGAGATAATTCTACTCAAGTATTTTCTGATGCAGAAGAATTGACATGTTCAGAAATAATAACTTCAGGGTTATTGGGTAATACGGCAATTTCTGCAGGTTCCCCATTTGCTCTTACAATAGCAAATTCTGCTGCTGTTACAGGATCATCTTTTCAAATTCAGGAAGGTGTATATTTTGTTAGAGGTCAATTTTGTAGAGTAGCTCAAGAGACTCTTATACTTGATCAATATAGTAGTAATCCATCTTATAGGGTTGGATTAAACGTAACTGAAGAAATAATAAATGCTGATATAGATGAAAATTTAAATGATAATTCTCAAGGTTTTAATAATTATTCTGCACCAGGTGCTGATAGATTAAAAATTAGTCTTAGTTTATTTAAAAAAGCATTAGATGATTTTGATGATAATAGTTTTGTTGAATTGGCAACAATCGGTGGTAATAATGAACCAGGTATTTTAAAAACTGAAAGAAAGGGTGGTGCAGGAGGGGCTGCTCTTGGTGGATTTAGTGGAGTATATTCAAAGAATTTTGATTTAACTGATACTCTTGCACGAAGAACTTTTGATGAAAGTGGTAACTATGATGTAAAACCTTTCGATGTTACTTTATTAGAATCTTTAAATGATAATATTGGAAATAGAGGAATATATAAAGCTGGACAATTTACATCTGGTGGGGAAACTCCAAGTGATGATTTAGCATTATATAAACTATCTCCAGGTAAAGCTTATGTTAAAGGATATGAAATTGAAACATTAAATCCAACATTCCTTGATGTTCCTAAACCAAGAGATACAAAAACTTTACAAGATCAATCAATAATTTATAATACAGGTCCAACACTTAAGATAAACAGTGTCTTTAGAACTCCGACAGTAGGTATTGGTAGTACATATGTTCTAAGTTTAAGAGATCAAAGGGTTGGTGTCAACTCAGAAACTGTTTCAGGTAAAGAAGTTGGTCTTGCTAGGGTATATGATTTTAGACTTGAATCGGGTACTTATGAAGTTGCAGATGCAGATAAGCAAAAAAATGAGTGGGATATTTCATTATATGATGTACAAACTTTTAGTGAAATAGAATTAAATCAGTCTATTACCCAATCTGTTCCTGCTTATATTGAAGGGAAGAGTAGTGGTGCTACTGCTTTTCTTGTAAATTCCGTTTCTGCTGGAGTAGCTTTAACTGTTTATGAAAAAAATGGAGATTTCATTACTAATGAACAATTAATAATAAATGGTATTGATAATGGAAGAACTGCAATAGGTATTACTGATTATACTATTTCAGATGTTCAATCTGTTTATGGAACTGATGATAATACTGTAGGTATCAATACCTTTAGTGCAAACGTAATTCCTTCTACTTTATTTGATGTTGGTATTTCTACAGTTGGAGTAGATAAAGGAGCTGTTGGAACTAAGATACAAAGTACTAATCCTAATTTTCCAGGTATTACTACTATTGGAAATCTTATTTCATATAGTGATCTTTCAATATCAGAAGATCCTATTTTAGCAAGAGTTATTAGTGTAGATGCAACTTCTGTTTCAGTTGTTGGTGTTACCACAGTAAGTGGAGTATTTAATGGTGGATTACCTACAACTGCTTCTGGTGTTTCAACTGTTAATCAATTTAAAGAGGTAAGTGATTTAAAAGTTTTAGCAACTCAATTAGATATTTCTAGTGATAATACATTATATACTCGACTTTCTAAGAGAAATGTTTCTGATGTTAATTTAACTGGTGCTTCAGTTGTTATAAGAAAAACATTTGCCGTTAATATTAGTGATGGTAGATTAGAAACTCCTCTTCCTACAGTAGATACTAGTGAAAGTTTCCAACCATTTACTGCAAAAAGATATTCATTAATTGGTGCAGATGGCAAGACCCATGAATTAACAACAGATCAATTTGATTTTGGATCTGGAAATACTTGCCAAATCCGTGGTTTAAGTAATCCTCCTGCTGCAAATAAAGGGGCAACTTTGATTGCTACTATTAAGAAGCAAAAACCAAAAGCAAAACAAAAAATAAGAAATGCTGTTAAGTCTTTAGTTGTTAATTATTCTAAGGATTCTGCTTCTGGAATTGGAACTACTACATTGAACGATGGATTAACTTATGGTAATTACCCATTTGGAACAAGAGTTCAGGATAAAAATATATCAGTTAATGATGCTGATATTATAGAAGTATTGTCAGTGTTTGAGTCAGCAGACACTAGTGATCCTTCTGCACCAAAAATTACTTTAGCAAGCATTGTTACACAATCAACTACTACTAATGAATTGATCATTGGTGAGCAATTGATTGGTCAAAATAGTGATGCTGTTGCTATGGTTGCAGAAAAACCAAGTGATAGTCAAATTACTATAATTTATCAAAATGAGCATTTATTTAAAGAGGGAGAAACTGTAAATTTCCAAGAGTCTGGATCTAGTGCAGTAGTTTCAACTTTAGAATCTCCAAGTTTTGATATAAGTCCCAATTTCTCATTCGTAGATGGTCAACAATCAACTATTTACAACATAGGTAAAATAAATAGAAAATCTAATTCGGATGCTCCATCCAAAAAAATAAAAATATATTACTCAAATGGATCTTTTGATTCTGGAGATAATGGTGATTTTATAACCGTCAATTCTTATGATCAATACAATTATGGTATTGATATTCCAAAAATTGATGATATTTCTAATTCAGACATAATTGATATTAGACCAAGAGCAAGTCAAGTATCTTCTGTTTCTGAAGGTGATAGATCTCCTCTTGAATTTAAAGGAAGAAACTTTGATGGGTCTGGAAATTCTTCTCCTAATATTTTAGCATCTGATGAATCAGTATTAATAGATTATTCATTCTTCCTTGGAAGAATTGATAGGATATTTTTAAGTAAAGAAGGAGTATTTCAAGTTAAGTATGGAGATCCTGCAGAAGATCCACAAAAACCTGTTCCAGTTGATAATGCTATAGAAATAGCAACTATTAGGCTTTCTCCTTATCTTTATAATGTTGCTGGAGCACAAATTGATTTCTTAGATCGTAAGAGATTTACGATGTCTGATATCAAGAATCTTGAAAATAGAATTAAAAATCTCGAGTATTATACTACTCTTTCTTTATTAGAAACTAATACAGCAAATATGTTTGTTGCTGATGGTGATGGATTGAATAGATTTAAATCTGGTTTCTTTGTTGATAACTTTACTGGATTTAAAACTCAAGAACAAGGAATTTCTATTAACAATAGTATTGATATAAAAAATAAAGAATTGCGTCCAAGACATTATACAAACTCTGTTGACTTAATTTTTGGTCCTGTTGTAGGTAGAGATCCTAATGATGATCTTAATTTTGCAACAATTGAAGGAATTAATGTAAGAAAGAAAAATGATATTATAACTTTAGACTATTCTGAAGTTGAGTGGTTGAAGCAAAGTTTTGCAACCAGATCTGAAAGTGTTACTCCTTTCTTAATTAGTTTCTGGCAAGGAACTATGGAGATAAGTCCTGCATCTGATACTTGGGTTGATACTGCTAGATTGCAACCCAAAACTATTAATGTTGAGGGTGATTATCAATCTGTTTACAATAGAATGGTTGATAATGGTGAAATAGATGCACAGACTGGATTTGGTCCTGTAACTTGGGGTTCATGGCAAACTACATGGACAGGAACAACCACCAATGATACTACTAGAGATACCACTATTGCAAATCAGACTCGTGTGTTTGGAATGGGTGGTTGGATTAATAACTTTAGTGGAGGATTTGGAAACCCTGCTAGAAGAATTAGAGAGACAGTTAATCGTGTAGATAGAGAAACTATAAGAACTACAACCGAACAAGGTGTTGAGAATAGGACAGGTACTCAGACATTAGTTACTGAATCATTTGAAAGAACATCTGTTGGTGATAGGGTTGTAAGTAGAGATCTTGTTCCTTTCATGAGATCTAGAAATATTGAATTTGTTGCTAAGAGGGTTAAACCTTTAACAAAACTATATGCTTTCTTTGATGGTCAGGATGTTACAAAATATTGTGTACCAAAACTTCTTCAAATTAGTATGACATCTGGAACTTTTCAGGTTGGTGAAAAGGTTGTTGGAATGGTTAATCCAACTGGTCTCAGTCAAATAACTGCAGATAGTTTACCAGGAATTAACTTTAGGGTTGCACAATCTAACCATAAAGAAGGACCATATAATATTCCTACAAAGGTTTTTGCAGAAGAACCTTATAATGGTCAATCTTTTCCTGCATCATACTCATCTACTTCAAATATATTGAATGTAGATACATTCTCATTATCAAATGAACCACAAGGTGAATATTTTGGATATGTTGAAGCAGGAATGGTTTTAAGAGGTCAGAGTAGTGGTGCCATAGCAACTATTGATGATGTACAACTTCTTTCAGATATTGGTGCATTCTGTGGTGGATCTTTCTATATCCCTAATCCAAACAATATCAGTTTCCCAAGATTTGAAACAGGAAGTAAGGTTCTTTCATTAACTAATGATCCAGAAAATAATCCTGATAATGCTACTACCCTTGCAGATGAAACATTTACTGCTTCTGGAACATTAGAAACTGTTCAAGAAAACATTGTTTCTGTTAGAAATGCAAGAGTTGAACAAAGACAATCATTCCAAGATAGAAATGTTAACAGAAGTCTTGGATCTGAAGTTGTAAGTTCGGAAACAATTGCAAATAATTCAACTCAACAAATTATTGGATGGTATGACCCTCTTGCACAATCATTCTTAGTTGAAGATGCTGGTGGAATATTTGTTACTAAGTGTGATGTCTTCTTTAGAACTAAAGATGATATGGATATACCAGTAGTATTCCAAATCAGATCTATGAAGAATGGATTGCCAACACAACATGTTCTTCCTTTCTCTGAGATCGTATTAGATCCTGCAGAAATTAATATTTCAGCTGATGGATCTGTTGCAACTACAGTTGAATTTAAAGCACCTGTTTATCTTGAAGGTAATAATACCGAATATGCAGTTGCTCTTGCATCTAACTCTACCAAATATAGTGTTTACATTTCAAGGATTGGTGAAACTGATCTTTTAACTGATACGTTTATTTCTAACCAACCATACTTAGGTTCATTGTTTAAGTCTCAAAATGCTTCTACATGGGAACCAAGTCAATGGGAAGATTTGAAATTTACAATGTATAGAGCAGAATTTGAATCAGCAGGTACTGTTGAATTCTATAGTCCAGAGTTGACTATAGGAAACAATCAAATTCCTACACTAGCACCAGATTCATTAGTGCTTGGTTCTAGAAAGATAAGAGTTGGTCTTGCAAAAACTGTTGGTGATAGTTATGAATTGGGTAATACCATCATTCAAGATGGAACTATGGCAGAAGGTAATATTGTTGGATCAGGTGGATCTGTAACTCCTTCTGGTTTAAGTATCATCAATGCTGGTATTGGATATACACCTTTAGATGGTAATCAAACCTTTAATAGTGTAAATCTAGTCACTGTAACAGGTACTGGAAGAGGAGCAGTTGCTAATGTTTATGTTAATAATGGAGTTGCAGCTGCTGCTACTATTACTTCTGGTGGAACAGGATATTCTGTAGGTGATGTTCTTGGTATAACAACTATAGGACTTTCTACTGGTGGCAGTGGAACTGTTGGACGTAATGCTAGATTTAGTATTACTGGTATTGGAATGACCAATGAATTGACTATTGATAATATTCAAGGTGAGTTTGTTGTTGGTGCTGCAAAAACCCTCTTTTATACTAATAGTTCTGGTATTAAAACTGAACTTGGATATGTAAATGGTGGTGATGTGACAATAAGTTCTATTGATGTTGAATCTGATGGTTTACATATCAAGGTTAATCATAAGAATCATGGAATGTATTCAACTCAAAATAGAGTTAAAATATCTGATGTACAATCTGATATTAAACCAACTAAATTGAGTATTGCATTAGAAACTGGTAATGAAGCTTCATTTAGTGTAGATGATGCAACTGCATATTCAAACTTTGAAAATGTTGGTGTGGGTACAACTAATAGGGGATATGTGAAGATTGGAAAGGAAATTATTGAGTATAATAATGTAACAGGTAATGTTATTACTATTTCTGATAGAGGTGATGATTCTGTAGAATATGCTGTTGGAACTCCTGTTTATAAGTATGAACTTGGAGGAGTTAGTTTGAAGAGAATAAACACAACTCATGGACTTTCAACTTCCACATCAACATCAACAACTGGATCAATTGGATTTGATTCTTATAATATAAAACTTGATATGACTGGAATTGGAACTATTAATGATGATAGAAGTAATGATGATGGATTCCCCAAACTTTACTTAAATCAAACTAAGTCATGTGGTGGATATGAAATTAAGGCAACACAAAATATGCCTTTTGAGATTGTTACTCCAATAGTTCAAAACGTCACTACTACAGGAACTGTTCTAGGATGTGAGGTAAGAACTACTTCTGCAGCAAGTATTAGTGGTAATGAAATTGCATATCTTGATGAAGGATTTGAATCTATTTCGATTGGTGAACCAAACTATCTTGATACACCAAGAGCAGTTTATTCTAAGATAAATGAAGATGAAAAATTAGATCAAGTTGAGGGTAATAAGTCTTTACAAATGAGACTAACTCTTGGAACTACAGATTCTAAAGTGAGTCCAGTAATTGATAGTCAAAGAGTAAGTGTTATTCTTACAAATAATAGGGTCAATAGTGTAATTGATAATTATGCTACAGATAATAGAGTAAAAACTGTTACTGAAGATCCTACTGCTTGTCAGTATATTACTAAAGAACTTCAGTTAGAAAATGCTGCTACATCAATCAAGATAATATTATCAGGTCATGCTAACTCTGATGCTAATATTAGAGCATTGTATGCAGTTGGGAATGATACTGGATTTGAACCAATCTTTACACCTTTCCCTGGATATAGTAATCTTGATAGCAGAGGAAATGTTATTACAGCACAAAATAGTGATGGATTATCTGATTCATTAGTTACTCCATCAAGTCAATATGGTTTTGGTGATAATGCAAACTTTAAAGAATATACATTCACAGCAGATAAGTTACCTTCCTTTAGATATTATAGAATTAAACTTCTATTAACATCTACAAGTCAAGTATTTGTTCCGAAGATTAAAGATCTACGTGTAATGGCTCTTGCTTAATATGAACCCTTACAATATTGAAGGACATAAGGATCTCGCAAGGGATCCTCATACAGGTACAATTATCAATGTAAATTCTTTGGATTA